GAAAAAATTTAGTCATACAGGTGGAGTTTTAGGTAGAAGAAAAAGAGCTCTTGATAGATTAATGAGATACGAACCTCAATCTAAACAACAGATGAAAGAGATTGATATTTTAATAGAAAGGACGAAACATGCCAACTTATGATATTCTGAATACAGAGACAGATGAAGTTGAAGAAGTCTTTATGACTATATCTGAAAAAGAAAAGTATTTAAAAGATAATCCTCACATGAAACAACACTACACTAAAGTTGCTGGTATTGTTTCTGGAACTATATCAGCAGGTAATGTTGATAATCATGGATTTAAAGAAGTCTTACAGAAAGTCGGAGAAGCTCACCCTGGTAGTGAAGTATCTAAAGAACACACTAGAAGAACGGGTAAAGAAATTAAGACTAGAGAAATAATAAAGAAACATGCAAAAATACAAGCGAGTAAAAAGAAATAAATTATGTTTAATCATTTAAAAGGTTATGAGTCCGTTACTTTACCTACTGAAACAATAGACGGAAAAAGATATTATGTTACACCAGAGGGAAATAAGTATCCTTCAGTCACAACAGTTACAGGACTGTTAAATGCTAAATGGATAGCTCAATGGAGAAAAAATGTTGGTGAAGAAAAGGCCAATCAGATTTCTAGACAAGCGGCCGGTCGTGGTTCAAGATATCATTATCTTCAAGAAGACTTTATAAACAATCTTGATATAACAGAGAAGTTAGCACAGGCCACACCATTAGATTTAATGATGTTTAATCAGACTAGAGAATTAACAGAGAAGATTGGAGACATTTATATGTTAGAGGGTTCTATGTATAGTGATGATCTTTGTATGGCTGGTAGAGTTGACTGTATAGCAGAGTTCGCTGGTAAAGTTTCAGTAATAGATTTTAAGACATCAACAAAAGCCAAGTCAGCAAGTAAGATTAAAAATTACTTCATGCAGGAAACAGCTTACGCTAAGATGTTTGAAGAAAGATATCAAGTTCCGATAGAGAGAATAGTAACTATTGTTTCAGTAGAAGAAACTGGACAGGCACAATTATTTGTTGAAAACCCAAACAACTGGGTTGACCAGTTGTTGAGTCTTCGTAGTCAGTATAAAACTGAATTTGGTTTATAGGAGTAGTGCCTAAGTTCTATTATGAATCCACTTACTTATATATTAGATAACATGATTATGATTACAGGTGATAAACAACCTAAAGTCACAAACACTATCTCAATAAAAGAGGCCGTGGAAGCCTTTACTTCTTCGCCGTGTCTACTCCATGATTGTCTAATATTCATTGGAGTATCCTTTGTTTATAAATAGTTATAATGAAAATCTAAATGATTTCCAACATATATTTATAACAATGATATCCTTACATTCATGAAATCAATTAAGAAATATGGCATATAGTAAAGAAGTAGTAGAACGATTTGAATCAGTCCTCAAAAATCCAGAAAAACATTCCGTCGGAAGATTTGATCCTTCTGATGCTTCTGTTATATCAGGGATGGTAGGAGCTCCTTCTTGTGGTGATGTAATGAAGTTAGACATGAAGATGAACGGAGATATCATAGAAGATGTTAAGTTTAAAACATATGGTTGTGGTTCAGCAATTGCCTCAAGCACTATGTTCGTAGAAATGTTGAAAGGTAAAACTATTGAAGAAGCAAAATTAATTAAAGATAAAGACATAGCAAAGGCTCTTCAATTACCACCAATCAAATTACATTGTTCTGTATTAGCAGAAGAAGCTATTCATAAAGCTATAGAGAGCTATGATCCTATGATGGGACACAATGGCCCACCGAGGCCTTGACAGAATAGAAATTTGTAGTATAATAGATATATGATCTTAACTAAAAAGAAGTTTACAAATTCAGTTGAACAATTAGTAATAGATAAACATCTTACTTATATAGATGCTATAGTTCATTTTTGTCAAGAGAACCATCTAGAACCTGACTCAGTAAAAGGATTAATAACTCCTCCCCTAAAAGAGAAGATTAAAGCTGAGGCAGTTAGTCTAAGATTTTTAAAAGAAGAATCAAACGCGAAATTACCAATATAAATTATGAGACCACAAAAACAAAAATCGTATCAACAAAGAAAACACTTTAAAAAGAAAAAGAAATTTGATGGACCTGTTCCATTTGATATTTTACTTAGAAGGTTTAAGAAGAAATGTGAACGAGCAGGTATCGTTGCAGAAGTTCGTAAACGAGAGTATTACGAAAAACCAGCTCAAAAGAGACAGAGAAAAAAGAAAGAAGCTATTCGTAGAGAACAGCTTAATCAATTAAACAATAACACATTGGGTAGGCCTAGATTATATTAATGACAAGTCGTGAAGGATTTGATGCTTACTGTTTATATTTAGCTATTAATAATCATTTTAATACAGAGTCGTATGACTTCTTTAAGTATAATGGTAAAGTTCCAGTAAAGTTACCAGCATTTCTAAAAAGAAATGATAAATATCACTTTGCTAAGTTAGCTAGAGAACATAGAGATGAACTTAGAGATTTCCTAGTTGCTAATCTTTCACAACAGAAATACTATGTAAAGAATTTATTAGATCAAGAATGTGTTGAGAACTATAAAGAATTTAAAAAGAGAAAACAAAAATTGTCATACTGTATCATACAAGACATGAAATACTTACAAGATGTATATACAGATATTGATGTGGTCTTAGAATGTGAGAATGGTCAACACCCACCTGTCTTAAAAGAATACTTGGGTAAGAAGATAACAGCCGAAACTTTTATTGCATTTGAATATATGTTTGGTGTGTTCGGTGATTTTGATGAATTAATACAAGAACAATTTATTTGGCCTAAAGTGAGAGACAAGTTAGTTAAGTTAAAACCATTTATTGAAATAGATGCGTTAAAATTAAGAAAGCCAATAAGAGAAGTATGGCTATAGCTTATATAATAGGAAACGGTCCTTCTAGAAAGGGATTAGATTTAGATACACTTGATGGAACTACATTTGGGTGTAACGCACTGTTTAGAGATTACAGTCCTGATTATTTAGTGTCTGGTGATTCTACTATCATTAAAGAGATATGTGAGACAGAATATCCGAAAGATAATGAATGTATCTTTCCAGACTTTGATCCAATACCTAAAGATATGAAAGATGTAATTCTTACAAGTTTTGATCCTTCATTCACTATTAAAGAATCTGATTTAGACAGATGGAGTGAATGTTGGATATTCGGACTTCAAGATGATGTATCAAACATCATGGAAGTTCATGTAGTGGGTGTAGACTCACGATGGAAAATACAGAATATGAAAGGCACAGAAGATGATACTAGATTTAGTGTTAACTTCTTTGCGGGAAGTCAGGCTATGGCTCAGGCTTCCATAATGGGTTTTGATGAAGTGTGTCTTGTTGGTTTCGATTCGATATGGAACTTTCAAGATGATACTTATCAGAATATCTATGCTGGAACTAATGCCTATAAAAGAGAGAAAGAAACTTCTCGCTTGAGGGTTGGAACTAGTGATCCTAACTCCTTATTAGGAACACAAGAAGCACAGATAAAAAAGGTGATTGACAAATTTGAAGATGTCAATTATACTATATATAATGACGGAATTAAAAAACCGTTAACATATAATAGTTTTACATAATGAATAAAGTGGATAATATTAAATACAATAATAAAATAAATACAAGGAGATAAAATGTCATTTAATGAACTTAAACGCAGTCGAGGCGGATTCGACAAACTTCAAACAGCTCTTGAAAAAGAGACTTCGGAAAAGAAATCTTATGGTGACGATAGATTCTGGAAACCTGAACTAGATAAATCTGGTAATGGTTACGCAGTTCTTCGTTTCTTACCAGCAGCCAACGGAGAAGAACTTCCATGGGTCCAATATTGGGATCATGGTTTTCAAGGACCAGGTGGTTGGTTAATAGAGAAATCTTTAACAACCCTTAATCAAAATTGTCCTATAAGCGAGTATAATACTCAACTATGGAACAGTGGAGATGAAGCCCAAAAGGATCAAGCAAGGCGACAAAAAAGAAGACTACACTATGTAGCCAATATTATGGTCGTATCAGATCCTACCCATCCTGAGAACGAAGGTAAAGTAATGCTTTATCGTTTCGGTAAAAAAATCTTTGAGAAAGTCAAAGATGTAATGCAACCTCAGTTCGAGGACGAGAACCCTATCAATCCATTTGATATGTGGGAAGGTGCTGACTTTAAACTTAAAGTCAGAAAAGTAGATGGATATTGGAACTATGATAAATCAGAGTTCGCAAGTCCAGCTCCTATCTCAGAAGACGATTCTGTTTTAGAAGGTATCTACAACAAGCAGCACTCTTTAGCAGAGTTGATTGCACCTGATCAATTTAAATCTTATGATGAATTGAAAGCTCAATTAGATAGAGCTTTAGGATTGACAGGAGTAGAAGTATCAAATGCTACTGCAGAAACAATAGCAGATGATAACACGGTTGGTCAAACAGCAACAGCTGCTGATAAGCCGTGGGCTGATACACCGACACCTGTAAGTAATTCAGATGATTCTAGTGATTCTACTATGAGTTATTTTGAAAAACTTGCGAATGATCAGTAATTAAGTTATAAATACTATAACCTAATCAGAGATATGGGAATGGCCTTCGTGTCAGGTCATGAGTCTTCATAATTATCTAATAGAAGACGGGACAATTAAGAATGGGGATTCTTAATATTCAATGAGGAAAGATATCTAATGCGGCAGGAGATATCAGAATTAACGGCGGGAAGCGGGGCTAGTTTTTTCATCTATACAAAATTCTTTAACTATGTATAGCTTCCAGGCACTGTTTGTGGATCAACAGAATATGAGTGTGTTTTATAAGAGCTCTTATTATTGTTATAAGTATTATGATTATTTTGTATATTAACTGGTGCTTCCCAAGGATAAGTTGATGAGCTCGGCGGGGCCCATTCATCTATTTCGTTTTGATGTTGAATAAGAGGCGGTAGTGTATCCTTATCAAATTCTTTCCATGATTCTGTAAATCTTATCCATTTATGGCTGGTTCCTATTCCTAGGTCAGGAAGCTCGAGCTCACCAAGATCCTCACCTCGAGAATCTAATTCTTGAAAGATTGCTTTAATACTGTCTGGATGAATTTGATTTTCTATAGCTATAGCTTTTAATTGTTCTGTAGTAGCATCCTCAAGCTTGTTGGGGTCAACATTTCTTCTTTCAAATGGATTCCAAGTATTCTTCTCTATTAGTCCCGTTGCAACGGCTTCATTTCCCGCCTTTGTCCCATACCACCAAGTTTTCATAGCTTCTTTGAAATTCGGCCAGAAGTTTATGACAAAATCTTTCACATCCTTCCACTTCTTCATAATCCAGTCTTTCAACAGGTAACCTAAAAGAAACACACCTGCAATAAGTAACACGAATTTTTTAGGACCAGATAAATTCTTGACCCACTTCAACATTGATTTAAGGCTTTTTTGTATTTTCTTGATCCACTGTGGCATACGGCGTTCTGCTTTGCCATCTTTTCTTTTACTAGGTTTCATTCCTAGCTTTTTTTCTCGCTTTCGAATAGCTCTGCCTTCTTTTGTTCTATAGTCTCCATCTTTCTTATTAAACTTGGCTCTATCTTTTCTAAGTTTTTTTTGTGCTTTCCTATCTTTTGTAATCTGTTTAAACAGCCAGCTCACAAATCCCATTAGCTGTGTTCCCACGAACCAGAGCAGCCTTAGAGATGCTTTGGCCATAACAGCTAAAAGAGTTTTAACAGTATTAAAGAATGGTAAGTTTGTTAACGCACTAAATCGACCTAACAATAAACTACCATCGGCTTTCATTGTTTCGAATAGGTTTTCCATATTACCTTGTTTTTCCCAAGCTTGGTGGGCGTTGGTTCTTAATTGTTTTAACCAACCAACTTCATTATCACTTGTAGTTTCAACAGTCTTTTTAGTATTTTCTGCAACAGCTCGCAACCCACCTACATCAGATGATGTTGCATCGGTTTTCCCTTCTTCTTTATGAGTTTCAAGTTTCTTTATAGATTCCGCGACTGTCACTAGAGACTTATTACCCTTGTGGGTCTGCAGCTGACCATCTCTAGACAACATAACTTCTTGTCCTTGTTGTTGTTTAGCAAAAGTATCGGTTCTAGCTTGCTCCAAGGCAGCTTTATTAGCCGCTACTATAGCTTCTTTGTCAACTCTTTTCCGTTCTAGATAATCAGCTCTAGCTATAAGCGCATGTCCTTCCGTTGCGGTCAGAACCTTTTGCGTCAGTTTATATAATGGACTATCTCGACCTTCACCCGGAGTTGTTGTTTCATCTGCCATGTTAAGTATTTATATCTTAATTAGTTTTAGTTAGGGTTTTGATCCCCATGTTCTTTTGCTGCTGAATTAACATACAGACCAAACCAAGCAGCTCCAGCACCGACTAAGATACTGATAAGTCCTGATTGTTCTATTGATGGTTCTACTAAATCCATAAACCAGAATGTTGAGTAGTATAGTAAGTATACATATACACCTAAAAATAATCTTGGTATTACTCTCCATGCGTCTATCATTTTAGCAAAGAATATCCATTTTTGCCATGGATTTTTTCTATCATCATTTGTTAATTCAAATATTTCTTGTTTCAGTTCCCCTATTTCAGAAACCATAGACATAAATTTCTTTAAGTCTATCTCTACTTCGTTTCGGGACATATCTCCCTGAAATTGATCTTCTCTAGCCATTTTTAATTACCTCATTTGTTCATTTGACTTTTTCTTCTTCTTTCTTCTTCCTCCAACCATTTAACTAACAGTTGGACATATACTTCCCTCTCCCAAGGTATCATATTCTCTAGTTCTGTTAAACTATATTTATGATGTTGAATTAATCCAAAATTAGTATGGATGTAATTATATAATGTTTCATGAGAGAGGCCTAGACGAAAAAAGACTCAAGCCCTGCCATAGTATTTACATTAAACTTACCACATTTATCACAATCAAAATCAGTAGTTAACTCTAGAGATGGTTGTGAATTCATAAATTTATTTATTACATCTAGAGTATCTACAGACATTCCTTCTATAAATTTATCTAATTCTTCATTAGAAAAATCATCTCTAGTTAACACTTCATCACCATTAATAATTTTATCTATTGTGAAATTAATTATATCAAACATTATATCATATTCTTCTTTGCTACTTTCAATAGAAGTAAGCTCTTTTATATTTGGATATTTCAATACTATAGATATAGAATCTGTTAATTTTAAATTATTATCAGGT